AACCGTTCGTGTCTGATATGTAAGTTCAAGTCTTACCAATCCCACAACCACCTCTGCAAGTTACTTACTAAAATCAATTTAAGTGTATCTCCTAAGTTCTAAGATAGATAAAATCCTTCACGCAGAGGTTTATGCAACAAAGGAGAAGGTTACTACATATTCGTAGTACCTTTGTTGCTAAAATATAAATGGAACTGTAGCATAAGTAATGCGATTAGATCATCCGTACAGTCTAATTATATAGGTGCAATTCCTATCAGTTCTAACATCTCTGTCTGCAGTTTCTATTATAATTTAATTTCTGACCTTTTCATAAAATATTTTTAGATAAAATTAAATTAATTTTCCTTCAGTAAAAAAGTTATTAACAAAATTAAAGTCCTTCACGCAGACAGAAGCCTTGAAGCAACGCAAGGCTAGGCCAAGGGGAAGGCTACTATATAGTACCTTGGCCATATATGAGGTTTTAGTTTAGGGAAAACACTCCATTAAAGTTTTCGATGCCTCGAACAACAGGAGAGAGCTGGATCATGCCCAGCAAACCTCGTAAAATCTTGATAAGATGTTGTGGCTGAAAATTATGGACGTTGTTCAGCCACAATATCCAACAGTAGTACAAGTAGTACAGCAGTACCCTGGCTGCTAATCTAGGTTCAACTCCTAGCTGTTGGTGGTTATTTCCTTATTTTTATTTTTTATACTGACTTCGGTGGTGTAGAGATACACCACCACATCTGCAGTAGCCGTTGGGGTTCAGCAAGTTCAATTCTTGCCTACTGCTAGTACAGTAGTGGCGATTGTACCACACTCTTTTCTATCTTTGTTAGGCCCTATTCATCAATAATGGATAGGGTCAAAGTCAAAGGAGATTTAATATGAGGATTGAAAAATGTAACAAATATAGAAACAACAAAGTCACCTATGACGGAATAATCTTTGATAGCAAAAAAGAAGCTCAGCGATATGCTGAACTAAAAATGCTAGAAAGAGTAGGAAAAATTAAAGAACTAAAAAGACAAGTTCCTTTCACTCTGATACCAAAGATTTGCGACCAAAACGGCAAGTGTATACAGAGAGCTTGCAAGTATTATGCCGACTTTGTATATATGCTAAATGGAAAAATTGTAGTTGAAGACACCAAAGGTGTCAGAACAGCTGAATATAAGATTAAGAAAAAGTTAATGTTGTATCAACACAACATTATAATCAAGGAAATTTAAGAGGTGAACTATGGATATTAAAAAGATAGTTAATATCTGCAAAAAGAAAAGTGCTTTTCGTGTTAATAAAACTAATGACGGTTGCCAATGGTTTGGTGACGGTAAAGCTATGTATCTACTTTCTCCGGATATTCCATTTCTATCTGCTGAAGTTATTAGTGGCTTGTATGAACTCAGCAAAGACAAAGTTGAAGAGGAATACAGGCTTCATTGTTCTTTGTCACCGGGTGAATTAGAATTACTTGCTGACACTACGGAAGATGAAGAAATGTTAGTGCCATTACATATGAATGTTGTTTATGGTGGTACATTGTTATTGCCATTTCGGTCTAGTCAAGGTTTAATACTCATTGATAATGAGTATTTGAACCCATTAGGAAGTAAACCAAGTGAATTAATGTTTACTTTGCGTGGTGAAAACATTGTTGCAATAAAGAACGGAATGCTTATTACTGCTATAATTAGTGCTTATGATGTTAATAGAGATGATGATTTTACGGAAGAGTTAAAACAGTTGTATAAGCTTAATTCAATCAGCCGAGAAAAAGAGTTTTTGAAAAATAAGAACTTTGATGAAATGGAAGGTGTAAATGATGTTTGCGATAACTGAAGAAGAAGTAAAAGCACTTTTTGAAAAAGAATTGGAAAGTGCAAATAAGGTAAATGCACAGTTTAATTCTTCACACGAAGCGTATGCTGTTGTATTGGAAGAAATAGAAGAAGCAAGAGAATGTTTCTACAATATACAAACATTACTGGCATGGAACAAAAACAAATAATTTTGACGAAAAAATTATGGCTACTGATAGACTAGAAACTAACACTATTGCACTTATTAGAGAAGCTGTGCAAATTGGTGCTATGTGCGAGAAACTATTTGGATTTCTAAAGGAGTAATATATGGGAAGAAAATCATGTGAAGGTTGTCGCTACTATAAGGACGGTAACGGTTCTCGTAACAAGAGAAGTGATAGATTTTGTCACTATATGATTGAAACGGATAAGCCACGAAACTGTGACCCGGCAAAGTGTGACAAAAAGATAATTGATGAACCGTATCCTTATAGCAGGAGAAGAAAATGAATAAATTATTTCCAATTATTCTTATAGCACTTCAATTCCTTGCTTGCATAGGCTATGTAATAAGTAAGGATTATAAAATGGCTATCTATTGGTTATCAGCCGGTGTTTTAAATATTTGCGTGACTTTTTAGGTCGCAGAAAAGAAAGTAAAAATGGATAATATTCTTGTACTAAAAGATATTAGGGATAAGTCAAGAAAAAAGGTTGATGATTTTGTAAATAACTATGCCGGTAATGGTGATGAACAGTTACTATTCAATTTTCTTATAGAGCTTGAAACTTACTATGATCTCTGTATTTGTGCTCGTGATGTAAACAAAATTACAAATCATAAAAGAGATTATGATTACAAAACAGATAAGAATATTTGCAGAGTGTTGTTACTCTACATTAGAGCAATCATTAGACATAACTATTTTAATGATGAAAATGATAGCTTAGATGATTTCTATGATTTAGATGCAGTTTATTGGAAAGAACATGAACAAGAGGCTTATTTAGAATTTATTAAGCTGCTTGAACAGTTAGGATACCAGGTATCTGATGAAGAAAGAAGTTATTATAACGGCACTCATCAAGCTTATAAAGAGTGATAAAACAGAATAAAAAATAAAGGCTCTGATAGATGAAAAAATCACCTATCAGAGTTTATTACTATATGTAGAAAAGAAAAATAAAGGGTTTAAATACCCTTTTTAAACCTTGATTAAGCGATTATTTTTACGACGATTTTCAAAAATAGGAGAATGAAAAAATGCACTGGTACAAGAAAATAATCAAGGCTGGACCTTTGAGAGAAGAAATAGTTTACAAGAGTATAAGAAAAATTAATAAACCTCATTCATCAAGATGCTTAGGGAAGAAGAGTAAATCATCAGAAAAGCAAAGACTAAGAAATCTGATGGAATGTAAGAGAAGAGTTCAGAGATTAATCTGCAATAATTTCACAACTAAAGACTTGTATATTACTCTCACATTCAGAGAAGACATATCTGATGAAGATTGCAAAAGAGAATTTACTAACTTTGTTCGCAGATGTAAGAATTATTGCAAAAATCACATGAACAAAGAATTTAAATACATAGGATGTACCCAGCGTGGTGAGAAAAAAGGAAGATGGCACGCTCACATAGTAATCAGCTACATAGATTTTAACATTCTCCGTAATAGATTGTGGAAAAAGGGTGGTTTAAAAATTGAAGGACTTTATGAAGATGGAGCATATGAAAGACTGGCAAAGTACATCACGTCTGAAAAAACAGGTAAAAGGCAAATGAAACAATCAAGAAATCTTGTAAAGCCTACTGAAAGAGTTATTGAACTATCACCTACAGCAACAATAGTTCGTAGAATTAAAAAAGGTCAAGCTATGAAACAACCTAAAGGCTACTTACCTCTTCTCGACCAATGCTATACACACATTAATGACATAACAGGCGAATCTGTCAGAATGGTTTACATAAATAATGACTTTTTGTATGGGGGTGGTCGCTATGGCTCGGAGTAATACTGCTCAATATAGATGTCTATGCCCTTGGTTCATTCGTGATGGAGTAAGAAACATAGACTGCGAAGCATGTAAGGGCTTTGGTAAAGAAATAAGAATAATATTTGACAGTGAAGAAGAAAAGAAGACTTTTCAAAAAGAATTCTGTTTCGATCGGCATACAGGACTTGATGACTTTACTGCTAAATACAAAAAATGTCCTTATGCAGAGTTGGCCGAATATATTTGGAATAAAAGCTGAACATAGTTTGGCTTATTTCTGATGTAAAAAATTTTTATTTTCCATATATAAGTAAATATATATAAGAGAAGCGTACAGCATTTTTCGTGTTGTGCGTTTTTTTTATTTGTGTTTTGTTTGAAAAATTAAAAAGCTAAAATCAAAATGAATATATCGTGAGGTGTGAAAAAATGAAGAAAGGAAGACGAAAAGCAAAAGATAGTGTTAACTGGACAGAAGCAAGAAGATACTACTTGCAAAATGATGTAAGCTATCAAGATGTTGCAGATAAATTCGGCACAACAAAAGCAAGGGTCGCCGAACACGCAAGAGCAGGACCAGGTAAAAAGGGTTGGGTTCTGATGAAATCAGAATTAAAAGACAGAATAGACACACAAACGGAACAAAAATTTGTTGAAAGACAAGTTAAAAGCAATGTGGAAAACCTTAATTCTGTGTATATGGTTGCAGAAAATCTCATTTCTAAAGCTACAGAAGCTGTTGGAGAACTTAATAATCATCTAGTCAAAAGCAAAACGAAGAAGAAAAAAACAAAGTATTCAAATGCAAAAGGTAGAATTAACAAGGCTTTAAGCGAAACGGTAACTGAAGAAGAGAAAATTAAGTTTGTGCAAGGTGATGTTAATACAAAGAAGATGAAAGACATTGCAACAGTAATTGAGAAAGCTAAAAATATCTTTATTGAGCAACCTTCAGAAGATAATGGTTCTGGAGTAATCATAATGCCGGAACAAGAAGAATTAACACCACCAGAAGATGAAAGGTGTTTTGAATGAGTAGTACAGCAGTATGGACACCACAACCTAAACAAATTGAAATGATGAAGCATGGAGAAGATGAAGGATTCTATGGTGGTGCAGCAGGTGGTGGAAAGTCGGAATATTTGGTAATTGAAGCTTTAAGACAAGTCAATCACCCACAGTATAAAGCACTTATTTTGCGAAAGACATTCCCAGAATTGCAAGAACTTCTAGAAAAGACAATGTACTATTATCCCAAAACTTATCCAAGAGCCAAATACAATGGAAGTGAACATGTGTGGACTTTTCCTTCCGGTGCAAAAATCCAGTTTGGTTCATTACATCATCTAAAGGATAGATTTAAGTACCAAGGACAGCAGTACAACTTCATTGGATTTGATGAACTTACACATTTTCAATGGGATGAATACGATTTTTTAAGATCTAGATGCCGTTCAAAAGCACCAGGACTAAAGCAGTATATCAGAGCCACAGGAAACCCTGGTGGCATTGGCCATGGTTGGGTAAAAAAATATTTTGTTCGAGCCGGAGAACCAAATAAAACTATATGGGAAAGTCAAAAGATACAGTATCCTGACGGTCACATTGAAAGAATGTGGTTATCAAAAGTCTTTGTACCTTCTAGGGTATATGATAACAAAATCTTGCTACAGAACGATAAGAAGTATCTTGCTAGACTTGCTTTTATGGATGAAGCAAACCGAAAAGCATTCTTGGATGGTGATTGGGATACTTTCGCAGGACAAGTTTTTACTGAATTTAAAATTGGCATAGGTCCTGAGCTTGATACACGAAAAGGAACACATGTTATTAATCCGTTTGAAATTCCTAAGAGCTGGTCGATAATCAGAAGTTTTGACTGGGGTTATACAAAACCATACTCAGTTGGCTGGTGGGCTGTTGATCATGACGGCAGATACTACAGGATTAATGAGCTATATGGCTGCACAAAAGAACCGAACACTCAGTAAGGAAAATAGCTAACCTTATCAGAGAAAAAGAAGAAACAGATCTTAACCTTAAAGGTAGAGAAATATATGGAGTTGCTGATCCAGCAATATTTGCAGACAGAGATAGTGGTAACTCTTCTATTCAATCAGACTTCGCAAAAGCCAATGTTTTTTGGAGTAAAGGCAAAAATAACAGATTGTTTGGCAAGATGCAAATGCACTATCGTTTGTGCTTTGATGAGAGAGGTATCCCAATGATGTACGTGTTTAACACTTGCAAAGACTTTATCAGAACTATACCCAATCTTGTATATAGTGAAACATCAGTAGAAGATGTTGATACCACACAAGAGGACCATATCTATGATGAAACTAGATATGCCGTCATGGAAAATATTATCCCACCAAGAGAATCAGCTATATATACTCCAATATCTTATGACCCTTTGTCTGGCCAACAAATGTATAATGGTGCAAAAATTATTAATTACTAGTGAGGTTAAAAATGCAAGATAATATAAAAAACAAAAATGATACAGCAGTATCAAAGGAAAATGAACAAGTAGATGATAAAAAGATAAGAGATGTTGGCCGTAAAGGTAAGATTGATGATAATAGAGTGGCACAGTTTGCTGACATTCTCTATAAATATCGTGATGGCAAACAACTTCTTGATGAAAAAATTAAAGATAACTATGAGTGGTGGAAGCAAAGACATTGGCATTTGCTCAAAGGTAGGCAAGTTGCAGAAGGCAGCAAGACTGTAGAAATGGTTAATAAAGAACCTGAACCTACTACTGCACATCTGTTTAACTGTATTCAGAACAAGCATGCAGATGCCATGGATAACATACCTGAGCTAATATTTCTTCCTGTATCTAAAGATGATGAACAAACATGTTCTATCCTTAACAAGATTATTCCGGTCATTGATGAACGATGTAAGTTTACAAAAACCTATAGTGAATGTTGGTATGACAAACTAATTGCCGGTGCTGGTATCTATTATGTTGGTTGGAATCAGGATCTATACTATGGCCTTGGTGATGTAGAAATTAAAAAAGTTGACCCACTCAAACTATTTTGGAAACCGGGCATTAACAATATTCAAGAAAGTCCTTACACATTCTATGTAGAAGAACTCCCATCAGCAGAAGTTAAAGAACTATATCCTTTTTTGACTATAACAACAGGAAATACACTTGCATTAAAGGAACATCAAAAAGCCGAGCAAAATATTGAACAAG